GGAAAAGGCACGATAATATTCGTGTCTCTTCCCGCGAGGCCTCTGGGAAAGATCATTTTTCCAACCCAGAGGAAAATCCTTTATTCATGTTCTTCGGATGCGCTGAGATGCCTTCTTTGGCCTCAGGCTACTACCGGAGTCATGAGGGGCTTTCAGTCCATAATAGGCTGAAGCCTTTATTGCCGTATCCAGTGGAGGTCCTTGCTTTGTGCAGGAACTTTAGATACCGGAACGGCAGTATAGAGGGCTACGGGAAGGCGGTTATTTCTGTATATCCGCCGACTCGTACTCCCGAGCTCTCGAATCATGAGTTCTACGCCCTTTGGGCGGAGGATATCATCTCATGTTTGGCGTCAATTGGACGTCAAACTGATGGTAAGCACTATGGGTTCCGCCGTTACAAGCGGAACCTGGAAGTGCTCTCATTCATCCGAGCTGTTTGGGATGCAGTGTGCTGTTCCTATCAATTGGTTCGCACACGGCAGCTTCGACGCTATGGTGTTTTCCTGGATTTCCCTAATTCAAGGGCTCTCCAGGGCCTAGAGCGGTTGAAGCTGCAACTTATCTCGCATCCCCTTGAGGCGGCCAGAAGGGTTAAGTCCATTTTCCAGGCAAATCGTGCTTGGTATTTTGGACAAAAGAAACCAACTGGTCGTCTCTTGGTGGTGTCGGAGCGGGTCGATGGGCTCATTGTTAGCTATGGAGCTAGAGCCCTACCACCGGCCCCGCCAGATCCCAAAGGTATGCAGGGTTTGGTAAGTCGATTGACTTCCAACCCTGTTCAAGAACCTAAGGACTGGCGTTCCTTTTGCAAAGAGTATATAGACAGGTGGGCTCCAAAGCACCAACCTGATCTATTTACCCAGCCTTCACAAAGTGCGGCTGTCGGCTATCCCCGCCGATTGGGCGGGCATATTACCGGCGTGAAGCACCTAGTGTTGCTAGGTTATACTCTAGCAAAGGAGCAAAATGCCTTTCTCACCTTTTCAGAAGGTGAGAATAGGGTCGAGGATGGGTCCTGGCTGGAATGGTTCAGCGAGGATACTCATCCAAGTGCGGGACCCAACTTGGGAGAGTTCGGGGCCGTCTTCAGCAATAGCTGGGATCGGCTCGAAAAAGAACTCCCAAGTGTGTCTCGTGCGCTTCAGCACTATCTGAAGAAGGGTGTTGATTACGTTATGGATAAATTAACGTATCTCCCCATTCTTCCGATAGAGGCAGAGGAAAAGGGTCTGAAGACCCGTTACCCTACTTGCAGTTTAACTGCCCCCAATCTGATTCAACAGATATTGAGGAGGGTAATGGATCATGTCATGACCGCTGATCCTCGATTTTCTTCGGCCTTAGGAGGCCCCCGAGACATTGATATGTCGGGCGAACAAGGTCCTTGGGATTCCCAAGATGCGACCTCTGCCACGGACTTCCATGCTCAGTGGGTCAGCCAAGTGCCGTATGAAGAATTGGTGGTTAAGTACCCTGTACTTAGCCCGTATCTCAAACACTTTGAAAAGTTGTTTGGTACGAAGAAATTAATCTTCCCAGAAGAAGATGAAATCTTACCAAAACTTCTACACCAGCTTTACCCGCGGGCACCAGCCATGGATGATGATTTCATTCCTCCATGTGTTGGTCTGCGGGGTCAAGCGGTGGTATCCGATGAATCAGAGCAAGGAGAATTAGAGTTTAAACTCTCTTCCTTGCTCCGATCCAAAGGGTACGTTCCCGGTTCAGGTCATCCTAGTCTAATTCGAATCCTTTGGGATGAATGGTTAGACAGGATAAATGACCTGGACGGGGTTTTGACGACGACGGGTCAGATGATGGGTGATCCTACATCTTTCCCTCCGATGATGCTTCAGACTGCTTACTGCACGTCTAAGGCCCTCGAAGCTTTTCCCTATGATAGAAGGGAATCGCGTCGCCGTCATCGTTACCTGCGTCGAGGAGAGGGTGTGTTTAAAGGCTGTGGGGACGATGCCCTCCATTGTCGGTGGACAATGGAAAGGCGAATCGTCTACCAACAAACCTTTGAAGCTACCGGGGGGAAATTGTCCCTCGGTAAATGCTTCTATCACCCTTTAAAAGGGATGTTTACTGAGGTGCCATATGAAAATGGCTTTCCTCGTCCATCCTTTTTTACTTCGACGTTGGTGGCCCCTCCCGGGGGTTCCAAGGGTTCTGTGAATTGGGCTAATCAGCCTACTGCCATGTTTGGCAGGGAAAATCACTTATACCCTGTCCTCGGGAAAAGCATCTGGAAGTGGTCTCCTTACTTCTATGTTTGGAAACTCGCCTACAGATGGGGGCTGCCTATCGCGGCACCTGAAGGGTATGGGGGCTTGGGAATCCCCATAGTCCCTAAGGTGTCACTTGGCCATCATGTCCAATGGCTCCAATGGTTGAGTCAGCAGTCTATTGTTGACTTGATTGGAGGATTGGGCATTAGCATCGGCCAGCCGGGGAAGAAAACTTGGTTGGATTCTTCGGCCCGAGCTTGGTTGGAGGAGGTACTCCGTGAAGCTTCTGAAATGAAAGCTTACGGGTCCCCCTTCCTTTCCGAGTGCTGTCTCTCCGAGGAGGCTACGACAAGAGTGAGCTTAGCTCAGTCTTATCGTACCACTATGGGCCAGGTAAGGGCAACGGAATTTTATTTCCGCCCTCCTGGTGAATTTTCTTCACTCACTCCGTCTGTACGAAGGAGTGTTGAAAAATTCGTCCGAAAAGTGGCTCATTGTAAACGGGTGCCTGTTAATGGCTATCCTGCTACAAAGAGGTCCCTCGAAGAGAAGACTTCGCTGTATTTTGCGAGGTCAGGGGGCTTTCTGGAGACCCC